ATCCGAAAGAAAACCGAAGGATATCTGTGCACAATGAACGAAAGAATTGATGAATTATATCTTGCAGTATGTGAAGACGAAGCTACTAAATTTGACCACGAAGGCTGGTTGGAAGTTGAAGACATAAGTCATATTCATTGGAAAAAAATGTCTAAGATACTTGATCCATTTATTAATGAATTGAAACTAGCACATTCTGGAAAAGACCAAGAGCTAAAAGAAGCCTACGAATATCTTGGTAAAAAAAAGATTAAAGTTATGATAAATACCCTAGAGGATTTTAAAGAAATATTAAATGGCTAATTTCAAAGGAATATTTCGAGTTAGTGGCGCAGACGGTCAATGCGTTCAATACGCACAAGGCGATATTGTATACAAAAAGGGAGAAGCGTACATTGCGGAACGTGCTCCAGATCTTTGCAAATCCCCAGAGCATAAGTTGTCAGGATGGCAACCCCTAGCATCAGAACGAGCAGGAACCGCAGTAACATTCTTTAGTTCTGTCACTCCACCAAGTCAAGTTTCTCAAGGGGACGAATGGTGGGATCCTAGCACTGCCAAATTGTACAAATATATAATTGATGCAAATAGTGAACAATGGGTACAAATTTATTGACTTTTGTTTTTTACGTGATATAATTACATTATGCTTCTTATTGACAATAATCAAATAATTTTAGCAAACATATTTCAGGCTGCTAAAGACACAGATAACTTTAACGAAGACTATATTCGTCATACTGTGCTTAATTCATATCGTAAATACCGAATGATGTTTCGTGAATACGGCGAGTTAGTGGTGTGTAACGACAGTTCTCATTATTGGAGAAAACAATGGTTTCCCCATTACAAGCAGAATCGTAAGAAGACACAAGAAGCAGCAGCAGACCAATGGAAAGAAGTGTATTCTATTTTAGACGTTATTCGAGATGAAATCAAAGAGATCTTTCCGTATCCTAATATTCGTATCCAGGGAGCAGAAGCAGACGACATTATCTTTGCTCTAACCAAGCGGTTTGCTCAACAAGAAAAGATTATGATTTTATCTAACGATAAAGACTTTCAGCAACTTCAGATTTTTCCTAATGTAAAGCAATACAGCACAAACAAGAAAGAATTTATGGAGTGTGCAGATCCTCGTGGATATTTACTAGAACATATTATCAAAGGCGATTCCTCTGACGGTGTTCCTAATATGCTGTCTGACGATGACACCTTTATGACTGACGGAAAACGTCAAACAGTAATGACAGCCAAACGATTAGAGGCACTAAAGAAACAATCAGAAGAATCTTCTTTTTACAATATGCCCAACTATATAAGGAATAAAACGATGATTGATTTGTCTTCTATTCCCAAAGCATTAGAAGAGAGTATTTTAGACTCATACCAAGAACAACAAGGAAAAGGTCGAGAAAAATTGTTTAATTATTTTATTGATCACAAGTTAAAGGAGCTCCTTCCAAGTATTGAGGAATTTTGAATGCCAAACGAACAAGAACCAGAATCGGAGTATGAACAATTCAAACGCTTACAGAAGGAACGAAAGAAAGCGAAGAAAACTAAACATCGTCCAGACGCAAGAAAGTGGCTGAATGATTTACGACACGGACACAATAGTGATGATGAAGATTACCAAAGTTTTGAAAGATTTAACAAGTAAAGGATGACTATATTATGACAAGTACAACAACCAGTATCTCTAAGCAGACGTTTAATATTTTAAAGAATTTCAGCAGTATTAACTCTAATTTGTTTGTGAAGGCGGGAAACAAAATTTCCACAATTTCACCAAGCAAGAACGTGATGGCAGAAGCCATCGTAGACGAAACATTTGATTCCGAGTTTGGTCTTTGGGATCTGAACAAGTTTCTTGGTATTGTTTCTCTTCTTGAAGATCCTGAATTTATGTTTGAAGAGAAGTGTGTGGTAGTAACAGGTGTTAATGGTTCCTCGGTAAAGTATTACTTTGCTGATCCAGCACTTCTGACGTATCCAACCAAGCAAGTAAAGACTCCAGCCGTTGCTATTACCTTTGACCTGATGGCAGATCAATTCCGTGAACTTCAACGATCAGGTGCTGCTCTTCAACTTTCCGATCTCTGTATTATCTCTAAGGGCAGTGAAGTATTAGCAGTAGTCAAGGATCTAAAGGATCCTACCACTAATGTGTTTACTCTGCCAGTAGGCAGCAATCCAGAAGAAGCAACATTCTCATTCAACTTTAAGTTGGATAATCTGAAGTTGTTTGAAGGTGACTATAGCGTGGAAATCAGCAAGACTGTGATCTCGCAATTCACGCACAAGAACCTGGATCTGAAGTATTGGATTGCCATGGAAAACACCAGCACATACAGCGAATAATCCATGATAATAACTGCAAATAATGCGATTGGTTTGTTGGTCGAGAAGTATAGACCACAAACCATTCAGGACTGTGTACTTCCTGCAAATATCAAAAAGATTTTTCAGGATATAGTAAACTCAAAGGATTGTCCTAATCTTATGCTGTCGGGCAAGCCAGGTCTAGGTAAAACTAGCGTGGCTAAAGCCCTGTGCAACGAACTAGGAGCAGACTTTATTATTATCAATTGTTCTGAAGACGGAAATATTGATACTCTGCGAACAAAGATTCGTCAGTTTGCAAGTACGGTATCTCTGTCAGAAGACGCAAATCAGAAGATTGTTATTCTGGATGAGTTTGATTATTCTAATGTGAATAGTATTCAGCCTGCTCTTCGTGGAGCCATTGAAGAGTTCTCTAAGACTTGTCGCTTTATAATTACATGCAATTATAAAAATCGTATCATCGAGCCTATTCATTCTCGTTGTACAGGTATTGACTTTAACTTTGCACACAAAGACCGACCAGAACTAGCCAAGCAGTTCCTAGAACGATGTCAGGGTATTCTGGAAGCAGAAGAGATTACCTATGACGTAAAGATTCTATCTAAAGTCATTGTGAAATTCTTTCCAGATTTTCGTCGTGTTCTAAACGAACTTCAACGATACTCTGCGGCAGGAACCATTGATGTAGGTATTTTGAGCACAGCAGGAGAACTGGATGTAAAGCAACTGATGGGGTTTATGAAAGAGAAGAACTTTAATGAGGTCAGAAAATGGGTGGCAAACAATACGAACCATGTTCCACAGGATCTATTTAGGAAGGTCTACGATAGCCTATACGACTTCCTAGAGCCTTCCACCATACCACAGGCGGTTTTGATCATTGCGGAGTATCAATACAAGGCTAGTTTTGTGAGCGATCAGGAGATCAATATGTGTGCTTTCATGGTGGAAGTCATGATGACTTGTGGGTTTAAGAAGTAATGGATCCATTCGTTTTCCTTAATTCTATAAACCAATCCAAGGTTCCCTTGATGGACCAGGATCATCTATGCGAAAAAGAGTATGTTCCGTACATGACTAATCGTGGATTATCCTACTTCTCAGACACCATTTTTTACGCAAATACGATGAATCGTCACGGTAATATTGACAAGAAACTTCAGTTTGATTATCTTCGTATTTCGGTTCGTCCACGAAAGCGGTTTAGTAAGTGGCTGAAGCCTGAACAAGATGATCGTATTGATGCCCTGAAAGCATTGTACGGGTATTCGGATACCAGAGCCAGAGAAGTGGTGGATTTGCTGTCGGAGGATGACTGGAAACAGATTCGTAGCCTTTTGGATCAGGGCGGAGCCAAACTTTAATTCGTATAAATACTTATGTTATTGTATGAATTAATTTAACGTAAAGCGAATTTGATATGGAAACTGATGATAATGATATATTTGATGGACTAGGTGTGGAAATTACCCTTAAAAGCAAAGACGATTTTCTCAAGGTTCGAGAAACCCTGACTCGCATGGGTGTTTCCTCTAAAAAGGAAAAGAAATTATTTCAGAGTTGTCATATTCTACACAAGCGTGGCAGATATGCTATTATGCACTTTAAAGAATTATTGGATCTAGATGGTCTGGAAACAGACATATCAGATTCAGATATTGGTCGTAGAAATCTTATAGTTAAGCTTTTGGTGGAATGGGGACTGGTGATTGCTGTAGATCCAGACGAATACAAAGAACCTCAACTTACTCTGGCTCAATTAAAGATTATTCCTCACAAGGAAAAAAAAGATTGGGAGTTGTGTGTGAAGTATCATATAGGAAATGGTTAATTATGCAAACACAAGTGATTAGTTTTTATAGTGATTTAGAAGGATCGACATATTACAGCGATCATGCAAAACGTTTAAAACAAGAGTTGGCACATTTTAAAGTGCCAGCCGATATACGAGAAAAGGCATCTTTAGGATCATACCAAAAGAATTGCTTGAGCAAACCTCAATTCATTTATAAAATGCTAGTAGAAAAACAAGAACCAGTGGTATGGCTTGATATTGATTCTTATATTCGTAAAACACCAGATGTATTTGATCTATTTACTGGAACAACTGACGTTGCTGTTGCTTGCTCAACAACCAAGCTTCATGCAGCAAAAGCGTCTCCAATATACCTAGCATTTAATAGCAAAGTATTAGATTTTCTCCAGCACTGGATGTTTATGGCTCGTCAAATAGAAGCTGGAGGACAATGGTTTGATCATGAAGCATTGATTGGTATTCTTCAAAAATTTCATGGACAGGAAAACTTTCATATGAAATTTATTGGTCCAGAGTATTGTGTTTGGCCTGGTGATGAGAACGAGAATACAGTAATTCTTATGGGTTTAGCGGATGTGGAATCTAAAAAGCAATCTTTACGTGAATTAGGATATAATGAGGAACTTATAGCATGGCAGAGCCCAGGAACAAAGTAAGAGGCATAGGATTACCGTTTGACCCAGAATACTCGTCTTGCTCTAACATAAAACCAAAAGATTTTGATTGGGTTACTAGCATGGGCGATTGGATTGTACACATAGATCAAGGTCTATTAATGCAACCAGATAGTACCCCAAAAGAAAAACGTTTTGGATGGGTATGCGAATCCAAGTATATTGTTCCTAATGTATACGCATTTTTGATTCATAATTACAAAATGTTATTTGAAAATTATTATACAAAAATCTTTACATGTGACCAAGAACTAATTAATTTAGATAAACGATTTGTTTATTGTCCTAACGGAAGTAATTATCCTTGGGTACCTAAAGACAAATGGGAAGTGTACACAAAAACTAAATTATGTTCAATGTTTTGTTCACCTAAACTAATGACTGAGGGGCATGTTCATAGACATAGAATTGCAAGACTAGCTCTAGACGCTGGTTTTAGTGTGTTTGGTGGAGCACACGGAACATCAAGAACTGTAATAGATCATCAAAATCCATGGAACACTAAAATCGATGGTTTAAAAGATTATAGATTTAGTATTGTTATGGAGAATGGAGTCTACGATTCATACTGGACCGAAAAGGTTACTGATTGTTTTGCTACAGGAACTATACCAATTTACTGGGGATCAAAGAAATTACTTGACTTCTTTAAATCTGATGGTATAATTATGCTAGAAGTTGGCAAAGAACAAGAAATTATGGAATCATTAACTACTGAATTATATGAATCTAAATTAAGAGCAGTAAATGCTAATTTAGAATTAGTTAGAGATATGAAACTTGCTGATGATTATTTATGGAATATATTAAAATGAAACCATTAGTTCTTAATGCAGATTACATTATACAAGAATCTGAAATACCAGATCTTTCAGAATTTTATGAAATTCACTTTACTCGATTTGGTAAAAACGAAAGACCAGGCGGAGAAGTTAAATTTTATTCGGATGCAGCAAAAAAAATATTTGTTCATTGTAACGAACCATCTACATCAAGTTGGGTGGAAACTGCTGATCATGTTATAAAAAATAAAGATTATTATACTGCTATTATTACTTCTAGTCCTAGAGTATTAGAATCATGTTCTAATGCATATAAAATGCCTTATGGAACTACTTGGCTAAATAAATCACCACATCATCCAGATGCTCCTGGAAAATATACAGAAGAATTAGGTAAATTAGTAAAGAATAATAGTATTAGTATGGTTTGTGGAAATCTTGAAGGTAAACCTGGTTATAGTGTTAGACATACTATATGGAGTCTTAAAGACAAGATACAGGGCAAATTAAATTTTTTCTCTTCTACCAGATTTCCACTCATGAAATATGGTGTATTAGCACAAAATCAATTACCAAATGATGATAAAATTCATTTATTTAATTCAATGTATTCTGTGGTTGTTGAAAGTTCTGAGGAACCTAATTATTTCACAGAAAAACTTATAGACTGTTTAATCACAAAAACAATTCCTATTTATTGGGGATGTCCAAATATATCAGAGTATTTTGATACAAGTTACTGGATTAAAGCAGAAAACATTATAGTAACAAAATATACAGAAGAGTATTATCAAGAAAATTTAGATAAGATTAATAAAAATTTTGAAGAAGCTAAGAAATATTGTGAAAATATTATAGAAAGAATTATAGGAATCATTGAATGATAATTCAGATTACTATGACACGAAATGAGCTTTTTCTTATCAAAGAAATGTTACCTCTTTGGCAAAAATATGCGGATGCATTTGTATTCATGGATGATCGTTCTACAGATGGAACATATGAATATTTAATGGAAAATAAAGAAAAATATAATATATTAAATGTATTACCAAGCAATCAAACAGATACCGAACTTTCGACAGAATCAAATACAAGACAAAATTTATATGATGAAGCTTTTAAACATTCTGGAAAAATTATATGTTTAGATACTGATGAATATCTAGATGGTACCCTGTCAAAACAAGAATTGGATCAAATTTTAGAAAACAATAAAGATACATTACTTCATTTGCAGTGGGTTCAATATACAGATAAAAATCAAATCAGAACTGATGGTCCTTGGAAATATAATTTAAAAGATCGAGTTGCCTCATATAATAGTAGAGGTATATTTAAATCAATGCAAATGCATTCTGAGCATTTGCCTGTGCCTTCGAAACAAGGAAGGATTAATGCTCCTGCTTTATTCATAGCACACTTGCAATGGTTAGACAAGCCAACAGTTGCAGTTAAACAATATTATTGGAAAATTACAGACTATATAACAAGAAATAAATATAACACAGAAACTATACCAGTAACAGCATATGATGCTTCTGTTAATAATTTTGATTGGTCTTATGAAAAATTTGATATTCCTTTAAAGGTTAGTCCTAAAATTTACGATAATCATGATATTAAAACTAGTTATAAGTATAAATTTATAAAAGAAAATATAAAAAAATACAATATACCAAATCTAAATGATTGGGGAATGAATATACACGAATCCAAGGATTAATATGAATATCAACAATTTTAATAGAGACTATTTACAATATTTATTTCCACAAAGAACTAGATTAACTACTGAATACGAATTAACTAAAGAATCTACTCAATCAGAAATTGATAATGCTATTAATTTGATGATAGAAAAAGATTTTAATATGATTGAGGAATATCTCCCCACTCATTGCGATAGGTCTTTAGATATTGGTTGTGGATTAGGTTTGATTAATATTCTATTGTATAAAAAATACAAATCAACAAATATCTATCTTTTGGATAAAACTGAATTAAATGTTGAGGAAATTTCAGGAATTCACAAAAATTATAAATTCTATAATAGTATGCAGGCAGCAAAAGAAACAATAACTTTAAATGGAATAGAAGAAAATAAACTTAATTTATATGAAACAACAGATTATAAAGATTTGTTTAATATTAAGTTTGATGTAATATTTTCATTATTATCCTGTGGATGGCATTATCCAGTTAGTACATATATTGATTTGTTAAGTAATTCTTTATCTGATGATGGAGTACTTATATTAGATTTGAGACATAATACCGATCAATTAGATATTTTGACCTCACACTTTATACTAGAAAAACAAATTTATAATTATACAGAATCAAAACATACTGGTGGAAATATTGGTGATAGGTATATTTTTAAAAGGAAAATATAAATGATAGAAATTTCAATAAACGATAATTTTGGTAAATTTATTACAACAGTTTCAGAAAATTGTGATACTGCTTTAGAAATTGGTGGGGGTACAGGAGAAGGATCTACTCAATGTATAAAGGCTAAAAAACTATTTAGTATAGAAAATCACCCAGACCGAGTATATGTTCATCAGATGAATTTATTAAAAAAAGGAGGTATTGGAATAAATGGAACTTCTACGTTAGTTGATTCTTGGATGTCGTGGTCAGAAGTAGAATTATTCTACAAAACAACACCAACTAATTTAAATATGTATCCTTTAGAATTAATACGATCTTGGTATGATGAGTGTATATCCGTGTCTCAACAATACAAATCAAATGCAATAGAAGATATTGTCAATCAATATAATATAAAATTTGATTTTGTTTTAATAGATGGTTCTCCTTTTTCTGGACAATCAGAATTAAAATGTGTTTGTCCGTTTCTGACCAAAAATGCAATAATTGCACTAGATGATATAAATGACATTAAAAACTATGCAAATTATCACGAACTAAAAACCTCTTCTACGCTATTATGGGAGAATTGGTCACTTCGTAATGGAGCAGCAATATTTCAGTTGTAATAATATGGAAGAAATTTTAAAATTAATTGAAGAGTTTATAGAAAAAAAGAATGCAACAAAGTTGTGGATTCCTGGACAAGACTGGGTGCAATATGCTGGCCCTTATTTTGGAGCAGAAGAATATACAGAATCTACTAAAGCATTACTAAACGGGTGGTTAGTTCTTGGTCAAAATGGGATTCGTTTTGAACAACTATTCCCACGATATGTTGGAAAGGATTTTGGTATTCTTACTAATAGCGGTAGTAGTTCTAATCTTATTATGATGTCTGCTCTTACATCAAAAAGATTATATAATCTTCCTAAAGGAACTAAAGTAATAACACCAATTGCTGGATTTCCAACAACAATTAATCCTATTTTTCAAGTAGGGTTTGAACCAGTATTTGTAGATATTGATCTAGATACATTAAATTTGAATCTAGAACAAGTGGAACAAAAAGCAAAAGAAGGATGTAGAGTAATAACCTTTGCTCATGTATTAGGTAATCCTCCTAACATGGATCAATTGATGGACATCATTAAACGATATGATTTATTGCTATTAGAAGATTGTTGTGACGCATTAGGAAGTACCTATAAAGGAAGACCACTTGGTTCTTTTGGAGAGATGACTAGTTGTTCATTTTATCCTGCACACCATATCACCATGGGAGAAGGTGGATTTGTTGCTTGTAATACACACGAACAAGAGATTGTAACAAGAAGTTTTCGTGAATGGGGACGAGGATGTTATTGTGTTGGTCAAAAAGCAAATTTCCTTAAAAACGGAACATGCAAAAATAGATTTTCAAATTGGCTTCCTGCGCTACCTAATGAAATTTTTGATCACAAATATGTTTATGATGAGATTGGATACAATCTGAAACCAACAGACCAACAAGCAGCTATGGGTTTAGCTCAATTAAAGAAACTTCCTAAGATTATAGAATTACGAAAACATAATCATAAACGTTTATTTGATATGTTTTCAAAATATGATCAGTACTTTATCTTGCCAAAAGCAACAGAAGGATCTGATCCTTCTTGGTTTGCATTCGCAATAACTATTAAGGACGGAAGTCCGTTTAAAAGAATAGATATTGTTGATCATTTTGAAAGCCATAAAATTCAAACACGACCTTATTTTGCTGGTAATATTATGTTACAACCCGCATATAGTGGAATGATGAATCAAAAAGATGTGATTAATAATTTTCCAAATGCTAGAAAAATAACAACAGATACTTTCTTTTTAGGAACTAGTCCAGTTATTACAGACGAACAATTGGATTATATTGAGAAAGTTCTTCTTGACTTTTTTAATAAATAGAGTATAATATAGTATGAGAATTATTAATTGTTATAATTATTATCATTTAGGCGATTGTATAGAAGCATTGCATTTTTTAATAAATGCTACAAAACGTAATAATATTAAATTTAATTTTTTATGTAAATCAGAATATCATAGTCAATTAAAAGAATTAATAGGCGATGATCGAGTTGATTTAGTAAATGCTTTTGATTCTGAAGAACTGCCAATAAATACTTGGATAGGTGCTTACGACTATGGACAAATTTGTAGAGATTCTGCTATATTATACGGAAAAGATTCAGACCAAGGAACATTCTTTTTAATATTAGCACAGTTATTATCTAAGATAATGAATATTGAATGTCCATTTACTTCAAAAGAAGATTTAATTTATAATCAAAAGACTCTAGAAGAGACATGTATTCATGACGAAATGTATGAATATTTATTCATAAATAGTCAAAATATGAGTATACCTTTTCCAAATTTTGAACAGGAATGTGATGATTTAATTCAAAAATTAAAAGCAACAAATAAAAAATTTATCACAACAAGAAAAGTAAATAATGTTCCTTGTACTATGGATTATAATCTATCTGTTGTACAAATAGCAAAACTTTCAAAAAATGTTAAAAGCATAATTGCAGTTAATACAGGTCCTCTTCATCTGTGTATGAATAAATGGACGATAGCTAATATTAAACATTTTGTAGTATGGAGTCCAGCAGAAACGTTTAATTATGGTTCAAAATTTCAAACAGTAAAATCATTAGGAGATATAGATGAGAATTATTTTTAGTATTATTTTTAATGGTCTACACCATTTATTACACAACGACCAATTTAGATTTATATTGAATAATTGTGATAAGTGGATTGTCGTTGAAGGTGCTTCTCAATCAAACGGAAGCACTAAATGGTGTAAGCAAATGCCTCCAGAATATCACAATAATGGGAGTAGTATAGACGGAACAAAAGAATTTTTAGAAGAATTATCACAACAAGAATCAAAATTAATATATGTTTCTTCAAATGGGTTTTGGAATTCTAAAGACCACCAAGTTAATCGTGCAATTGACGAAGTAAAAAAAATAACAGATAGATGTTTTCTTTGGCAATTCGATATTGATGAACAGTGGACATCAGAAGGAATGAATCAAGCAGAAAAGGAAATGTCCGAAAATAATATTAAAGTAGGAGCATTTTTGTCAGAATGTTATTGTGGTAAAACCTTATGCGCAGTAGGAGAGTGGGCAGGCTCTAGCGGAATCCGCCGTATTTGGGATTGGGAAGGTGAACATTTTGTAACCCATGAACCACCAACTTTATTTAATTGTGAACACAAACCAGCCAAAATACTAACACCTACATTTAAACACTTTAATTATTATTTTGAAAAGGATGTTAAATTTAAAGATGCATGGTATAGTGGACACGAACAAATTCATAAAAGGTGGAAATATATAAATTCTTTACCAAAAGAAAATTTTCCTATTCACATATCAAATTTAATAACTGGTTATTGGGGAACTACTAACACTATTATAGAATGGAAGGATTAATATATGTATTTTTGTACAGCAGCAGACAGCAACCACTACCCAGTATTATTAAATTTAATAGGTTCTATATTCAAGCACAATAAAAACGAATTAAATCAAATAGCGGTATTTGATTTGGGATTAACATCCGAACAAATAAATAAACTAAAAACTATTAATAAAGTTAGTATTTATGATGTTGAAAAGGTACATCCACTAATAATAACTCCTATACATTGCAATAATGGTAGATGGATCAAAGGTCTTTTTTCTTGGAAAGCAGTTGTAATAAAACAAGCATTAGATATGTTTCCGTATGTTTTATATCTTGATTCAGGAAGTACAATTTTAAAACCGCTAAATAGCCTATTTGATCATATCAAAGAACATAAATATTTCCTAACAGATTGTGGTCATTCTATAAAATGGATGACTCCAGGCTATATAATTAATAAATTAAACCTAAATACTCCAGATAAACAATGGATTCTTGATGATAACACGTTAGGAATAGATGCAGGATTCCAGGGATTGTGCCAAGAGATGAAGGAAAAATACATTAATCCTTTATATGAACTTTCTAAAGAAATTAGAAACTTCATGGACGATGGAACATGTCCTAATGGTTTAGGAACTGGAAGACACGATCAAACCTTATTTAGCATAATTGCTAGAGAATTGAATTTAAATATTCTGAATCATGATAGAAATCCAGAAGAATGTATTTTAAATTATAATAATATTTTGGAACCTTTTCATATTACCCATTCGGGAGATAGAGTTACAGACAAAACAGTTATATTTAGATCAAGACGTGGTATTAGTGAAGAAACATTCAATCATAATATATCTTTTATAGAAAAAAAATAATCATGAAAATAGTATATGTGACAGGATGTTTGGGGTTTATTGGTTCTTATGTAACTAGACAATGTTTAGAAAGGGGATGGTATGTGAAGGGAGTTGATAAGATCACATACGCCGCCAATGATGAACTTTTAGAAGAGTTTAAACAACACAAAAACTTCTCCTTTGTACACTGCGATATCAATGATTTGAAGTTTTTGTATGACTGTGATTACGTCATCAACACTGCGGCAGAAACTCACGTTGGTAACTCTATCGCAAACAGCGATGATTTTGTCCACTCAAATATAAATGGAGTTCATAATATCCTTGAACTCATAAAGAACTACAGACAAGAAAGTGGAAAAAAACCAATTCTCCTTCACTTCTCTACTGATGAAGTTTATGGAGATATCGAAGAAGGCGCACACACAGAGACTCATCTACTAAAACCATCAAACCCTTATGCTGCAACTAAAGCAGCAGCGGATATGTTAATTTTGGCATGGGCAAGGACATATGCTATTCCGTATGTTGTTGTGAGACCAACAAATAATTATGGAATTGGTCAATATGTAGAAAAACTTATACCGAAAGTTTGCAAATATCTTCATCTAGGAAAAAAGATACCATTGCATAATGGAGGATCTCCGATTAGAAATTGGCTTCATGCTGCTGATACTGCCTCTGCAATAATTAAAATAATAGAATGTGGTATTACTAACGAAATATACAATGTGTGCGGTGGTTTTGAACAAAGTAACATAGATACAGTAAAGAAAATATTAATTTCAAATAATATAGATGAAAAAAATATTGAAAAATACATAGATTTCTCTTGCAATAGAGTCGGACAGGATGTAAGATATGCATTAGACGATTCTAAATTAAGATCTCTTGGTTGGGTTCCAGTTAAACATTTTGATACAGAAATTAAAAATATAGTAGAATATTATAAGGATAAATTTATATGGTAAAAAACGCATTAATTATTACTTGGGAAAAATTTCAAGATCACGAATTGATTTATCCTTTTTATAGTTTAAAGGAAGCGGGATTTAATGTGACACTGATGGCTAATAAAGCTGGTAAGATTTGGGGTAGTTTAGGCACTCATATGTTATGTGATGTTGAGACTATAATTTTTGAAGACGAAACAACACGGCAAAACTACCTCAATAATTACGAACTTTTAATAATTCCTGGTGGAGTTAAGGCATTAGAGAAATTGAGACAAGAAAAGGGAGTCCTTAAATTTGTACAAGAATGGAATGCAGCGAATAAAACAATCCTTTCGGTATGTAACGGCGCACAACTATTAATTTCTGCTAAGATACTAAAGGACAGAACAGTTTCTGGTTATTATTCTATTGATGTTGATATTGAAAATGCAGGTGCTACTTACAGCAGAGAGCCTGTAGTAATTGATGGCAATATTATATCTTGCCCCCATTACGATTTTATGGGAGAGTGGTTACGTGTTGGTTATCAGGTCCATAATGAAAGAACTAAAAGTTAATGAGTTATGATGTTAATATTGTAAAAAAACCATGGGGATTTGAATACTTAGCCTACGAAAATGAAGATGTTGGTTTATGGTTTTTATATATTGCTCCCAATCAAAGCACTTCTATGCACTGTCATCCTAAAAAGACTACTGGATTAGTTTTATTGGACGGGAAAGCTCAAGTATCATTTTTAGCAGATAGTCGTGTATTAAACTCGTTAGATAAAGTTATGATAAGACGAGGATTATTTCATTCTACTAAAGCATTGTCCGATGAGGGTGCTTGGATATTTGAAATCGAAACACCAAAAGATAAGCATGATTTAGTTAGATTAAACGATCAATATGGTCGTTCTCATAAACCATACGAAGATAGTACATTTGAGGAATTAAAAACCAATCAATGTTTATGGATAAATGAACCCGAAATAAATAATAGTAATACTTATCATTTCGCAAACTGCACTATAACAATAGAAACTATAAATGATATCAGCATAATTAATAATAAACAAGATGAAGATTTAATTGTATTTCTTAAAGGTGGCATGATAAGAAATATTGATGGAATATCTCATTGTGTCACAATACCAGGGGATGTTGGATTTGCAAAAATTATAAAACAAGTATCAGAAGAATTAGATGGTGTGATTTCTGGAACAATTTTATTAACGATTCATAAAAATGAAAAATAACATACAATTTCCTCCAGGCTTCGAAAATGACAAAAACAACATAGCTATTGATTTTGATGGGGTGATTCATTGTGCTAATAAAGGATGGCACGATGGAACTTGCTATGGAGAACCAATCCCTGGTTCTTTGCAAGCAATAGAAACCTTATCTAAACAATATAAAATTATTATTTTTACTGCTAAAGCAAAACCAGACAGACCTTTAGTAAATGGAAAAACTGGAAAACAATTAGTAGAAGAGTGGCTTTTTAAACATAATATATTAGATTATATTAGTGATATTACTTCAGAAAAACCAAGAGCAATGTTATATGTTGATGATAATGCCTATCGATTTGAGAATTGGAATGATACTTTAAATTTTGTTTATAAATTATGATTAAAGTTTCTGATTATATATTTGATTATCTATTATCTAAAGGTGTTGATACTATTTTTTCAGTATCTGGAGGAGCAGCTGCTCATTTACTAAATTCCGTTAGAGAAAAACCATTTACATATATCTGTAATTATCACGAACAAGCATGTGCCATGGCAGCAGAAGGATATGCGAGAATAGCAAATAAACCAGCATGCGTATTAGTTACGAATGGTCCTGGCTCTTCTAATACTATTACTGGTGTGTTGGGTGCTTATCAAGACTCTATTCCAATGATTATAATTTCTGGTCAAGTACCAGTAAATCAATCTCTTAATAGTTTAGAAAATATAAAATTAAGACAATTAGGAGTACAAGAATGCGATATTATTAGTATGGTAAAACCCATCACTAAATATGCAGTTCAAGTAACAGATCCAAATACTTTACAATTTCATTTGGATACCGCTTATAATATTGCAGTGTCTGGTAGAAAAGGTCCAGTATGGTTAGATATTCCATTAGATATACAAAATAGTAAAATAAACATAAAAGAAATTAATACTGAAATAAAAAACATCACAATTGAATATAATTTAGAAGACATAATTGATGTTATTTTAAAAGCTAAATCTCCTGTTATTATTACAGGTAATGGCATACATTTATCACAAACAGAAAAATTATTTATTGAATTAAAAACCAAATTACAAATACCAGTAATATCTACGTGGATATCTAAAGATTTAATGAATCAACAAGATCCATTATTTGTTGGAAATTTTGGTTTATTAGGAGAACGTGCAGCAAATTTTGCAGTTCAAAATGCAGATTTATTATTAATTTTAGGAAGCAGAATGTCTATTCCTAATATTGGTTATAGATCTGATTTGTTTTCACCAAAATCGATCAAAATAATGGTTGATATAGACGAAAACGAAATAAAAAAACCTACTATTAAAATAGATTATCCTATAGTAGAACATTTAAATGTATTTTTTCCCAAAATATTATTAAGATTAAAAAATGAAAGTATACCAAACTGGAACAATTGGATAAATAAAACCCAATCCTGGAAACAAAAATATCCAGTATTCCAACCAGAATATAAAACAAATATTAATAATATTAATTCTTTTTACTTTATGGAAGTATTATCATCGAATTTAACTGATAATAATATAATAGTAACAGATATGGGAACTAGCTATACTTGTACTATGCAATCATTACAAATGAATGGCAACAATAGATTATTTACTTCTAGTGCTTGTTGTTCTATGGGATTTGGGTTGCCTGGAGCTATTGGAGCATATTATGCAAATCCTAAAAAAGATATTATTCTTATTTCTGGTGATGGTGGTTTACAAATGAATATTCAAGAACTACAAACAGTAATTCATAACAATATACCTTTGAAGATTTTTGTATTAAATAATAATGGTTATTTAGCTATAACATTAATGCAAGACAATCTATTCAGCGGAAATTACATAGGTTCTAATAACGAAAGTGGAATTAGCTCTCCTAAGTTTACAAAATTAGCAGAAGCATATGGATTCAAGACTTTTAAATTATCAAATAACACAGAACTAGAAGATAATATCAATTTAGTTTTAAATACAGAGGGTCCAGTATTATGTGAAATTATGATGACAGAAAATCAATTATTAATTCCACGAGTACAGAGCTCTAAAGATGCTGAAGGCAAAATTGTATCAACGTCGTTAGAAAATATGTTTCCGTATCTTGATACAACAGAAATGAAAGAAATAATGAAATGAATATGTTAATAACAGGCGGAAACGGTTATATTGCTAAAAGTCTTTATAGTAAGTTCAAAGACAATCATAATATAACCACAATAACACGACAAAATTTTGATTTGAGTAATTATGATGCCACTTGCGAATGGTTTAACGAAAGACACTTTGATGTGGTTTTGCATACTGCTATTGTGGGTGGTAGTAGATTACGTCAAGATGATTCTTCTATATTTCATCAAAATGTAGCAATGTATAACAATTTACTTATTAATAAACATAACTTTAAAAAATTAATATCATTTGGTTCTGGTGCAGAAACATTTATGAAAGATACTCCTTACGGAACGAGTAAAACCAAAATAGCAGAATCTGTACAAAATACAGAAAATTTTTATAATCTAAGAATATTTGGTGTATTTGATGAGAATGAACTATCCACCAGCTTTATCAAAGCTAATATTATTAGATACATTAAAAAAGAACCAATGATTATTCATGCCAATAAAATTATGGATTTTATTTATATGCAAGACCTAATCTCTATAGTAGAATATTATATAAACAATAAGGATCCGTTAAAGGATATAAATTGCTGTTATGAAGAAAAATATACTTTAAAGACTATAGCCAATATGATTAATTCCTTGGATACACACAAAACATCAATTATCTTAGAAAATAAAACTCAATTAGAATTTTATTGTGGTAATAGCGATATACCATCTATAAAATTTATTGGATTAAAAAACGGAATTATGGAAACATTTAAAAAACTTTCTAACCAAATTCATTATACATAACACTGGAGATCTAAATTATGCCTAAATTATGCCTATCGATGATTGTTAAAAACGAAACTCACATTATCAAAGAATGCCTGGATTCCATCTATAAGTATGTGGATTACTGGGTCATTGTGGATACTGGTTCCACAGACGGAACTCAAGAATTAATTAAAAACTTCTTTGCCGAAAAAGGTATTCCTGGAGAACTTCATGAACGCCCATGGGTAAGTTTTGGCGATAACCGCACAGAAGCTCTACAACTCTGTGACGGCAAGGCAGACTGGGCATGGATGATTGATGCCGACGACTATGTGGAAGGAGAGTTTCAGTTTCCCTTTAATGTAGGGGAAGTTGAAGCATTTGCTCTTGCGTTTGGTCGTGGCGAGTTTACTTGGTGGAGAACTCAGATTTTCCGCACAGGTATTGGCTGGAGGTATCAAGGCATTCTTCACGAGTATCCAACAAAGCCAAATGCGGAAACTGCTACTCCAAAAATAGGAAAACTTGAAGGAAAATATAAAATTGTTGCTCGTACCATGGGAGCACGTAATGTAGGTATTGATCCTATCGAAAAGTATAAACGAGATGCCATCATGCTGGAAGAAGTTCTGCTCAAGGAACCAGACAATGTAAGATACCAATTCTATCTGGCTCAGAGCTATTTTGACTCTCAGCAATGGGAAAAAGCAGAAGTCGCCTACAGAAAGCGTGTAGAGATGGGTGGTTGGGAAGAAGAGCAATACTATTCAGCTTTTCGTATTGCCATGTGTCGTGGTCTTGCCAACAAGCCGTGGATCGAGATTCAGCAAGGATTTCTGGAAGCGTGGGAGCTTCGTCCTCATCGTGCAGAGCCTCTTCACCAGATTGCACGAGTCTACAGAATGATGAACCATCCACGACTAGCTTTCTTATACGCAAAAATGGCTCTTGATATTCCGTACCCAAAGGATGATATCTTGTTTGTTTCAGAAGATGTCTACAAGTATGCTATTTTAGATGAAATTGCTGCCACTGCATTCTATGCAGGAAAACCTCATATGGGATACGCTGCCTGTAAGAAGTTAATTACAGAAAATCTAATACCAGCAGATCAACTAGAACGAATTCAGACAAATCTCGGTCAATATCTAAAATTCTTTGAGCAAACCAATCAACTGGAATCTATTCGTCAAATGGACGAACAGGCTGCAAAGCAGAGTGAAAAGAAGAATCATAAACCTGCTCTGTTTCCAGCGCAAAAAAAGAAGTTTAAAAGCAGAAAAACCGTACATCGATAAAGCCTAAATAACGTATGACCGCAAAATATGACTTATCAATCAATAAAGGCTCTAATTTCGAGTTTTGGCTTCAGTACTTAACTGACGACGACAGCGCAGTAAATCTTGCTGGGTATTCTGCCCAAATGCAGTTTAAGAAATATAAAACTGCAGACTATCCTGTTTTATTTGCCAGTACTACTGGCTTAACATACGGTTATACTGGCGGTTTTACTACAGGATATAGTGGTATTGGCGGAATAAGTTTAAATACTAATTATAATGCATCACCAGCAAATGGTGGTATTTTAGTAAAATTAGATCCAAATTCTACCGATTCTCTATCTATTGGAAAATATTTTTACGATATAAAACTTTCTATAGGAACTACGTATTCTCAGAAACTTCTAGAAGGAAGGGTGTCTGTTGAAGATGGAGTTGTCTAATGAAATTAAAGATTCAAGAAATAATATCATCTGTTTCTTATGCAAACATAAAAGACACAGGATTTAAATATCCTAATATCCTATTAAAAGAATTTGCCAAGTATGTTACTCTGTGGTATTCTCCGACTAAACATGCAGTAGCCACGTTAATAGGAATTCCAACTATTACCTCTATATCTCCTTCGTCAGGAAGTATAACTGGCAATGAATCTATTAGTATTATTGGAACTAATTTTGTATATTTGCTTAGTGTTAAAATTGGAGCATCTTCGGCTACTCCTTATACTTTATTGGATGATGGAGAAATTATAGCTACTATTCCACCAGGATCTGTAGGAACAGTCACTCTTAGTGTTACTACAGAATCTGGTGTAGCCACAACAACATTTACTTATATTTAAAATTTTATGAAAATAAAAATATTAGAAATTATAAGTACGGCAACTCCAGTATACACATATAATATTGGTGGTGTTTATTATCCTCGTTTAGTTGCAGATTTACCTATAGTGGTAATTAAAGATAAACGCAAATATTCTATTCTAGAAACAGACAACAGACCACCGTCAGTAATTCAAACTAACGAATATTGTCCAATAACATTGTCTGGTTCTGATTATAATATTACTGATCTGAATGTTTCATTTTCTTATAGTAAAGAAATAGATACAAGAATTACTGGCTTAAGTGCTTCTGCGAAACAATATAGAAATGGTTGGAATACTCCAACGCCAACTTACGCTTCCACTGGATGGTTAAGCGGAATAACACTAACCGCAATACCTTTATTTAATTCCAATTCTCATGTCGGTAATGCACAAGATGTCGGAACTGGACACGGAGCATTAATAACACCAAAACACCTAATTCACACTAAGCATGGTACATTTTATCCACGTGCTGGAAATTCTCTTTATTTTTTAAACTCAAACAATGAAATAAAGGGAGTTAGCGTTGCTGGTAGCACAGAAATCGATAATACTGATCTGGTTGTTGTTCGACTTGCCACAGATGTTCATCCTTCTATTACGCCAATATCAATAGCTTATTTTTGTTATAATTCATTTTATAATAATTCAGATCCTCCATCAAAAAAGCCATTAGTATATACTGGTGGGTATTATCCTGGAGGAATTCCAGTAATAATAATAGATCAAGAAGAAAAAACACTTATCCACGAATTAAGTCGGTCTGGTGCGTATCCAGAGAATGAATTGTTCTTCACATCATACCCAGAATATTTTATTAATCCTAGTCATGCAATATTTCATGAAAATTTAGTTTCTTGGGATTCTGGTAGTCCAGTTATAATGTTATATAAAAATAGTAATAATTTAGTTGTTCCTTTATTATTGGGTCTAGTTTATCAAGGAGGTCCAGCTACTTACGGTCCACATGTAGGTTATTATGTCAAACAAATCAGAAAAGCTATTCAGGATTTTGGTGATACTAGTAGCGTATATAATTTAAATATTTTTCATACTAATATAGCAGCAAGAACTTTAACATGAAACCTTTCAATAAATATTTTGAATCCTCAGAAACTCCTCCAGGATATGTGGAAGGACAATATTCTTATGGATCTAGTTTTGTACTAAGTGAATCTTGGCAAAATTACCCTCAAGGATCCCAGTTTACTCTAACAGACAATGATGTTCCTGATCGTGTTTATCGGCACGGAGTCGGTGTGGCTGCTGGGCAGTTTCGTGACAGCAAAGGAAACATAATAGCAGTTACAGGAAACAGAAACGAATTACATAATTTGTTCCAGTATCGTCCTCAACCACAAACCCAATACCCAGAACCACAAACCAGAATAGAACGAGAGATTGTTCGAGAAACTGGTATTCCTGGACCTAAAGGTGACAAGGGAGAAGACGGATGGGCTGGTCCTCAAGGAGAACGAGGTCCTCGTGGAGACGATGGCGTTCAGGGCGTTCAGGGTCTACAGGGGATTGCTGGAGAAAAGGGTGACCAAGGAGAAAAGGGAGACAAGGGGGACAGAGGAGAAACTGGATGGACTGGATATCCAGGAGACAAGGGTCTGCAGGGAGTAGACGGTCCTACTGGTCCAAAGGGAGAAAAGGGAGATCAGGGCGTTCAGGGCATTCAGGGTGTTCGGGGCGAGCAAGGCGTACAGGGAGAACAGGGTATTCCAGGCATTCAGGGCAAGGACGGCTCACAGGGCATCCAAGGGCTTCCTGGAGCCTCTGGCAAGGACGGCAAGGACGGCAAAACAGGCAAATCTGGACCTCGTGGAGCCCAAGGAACTCAGGGCAAGGCGGGTCCAAAGGGTGACCAAGGTCCGAAGGGAGATCAGGGTCCGATTGGTCCAGAAGGTGCTCAAGGTCCTACTGGAGAATCGCCAGTATTAACTGTCCAGTATCCTTTGGTATTAGAGGATAACGAATTAACCTTTGATCCGAAAAAAATACAAGAATTTTTATCCACGTTAATTAAGAGCAAAAGTGATGCTGATCGAGTCGCCCATAACATGGGACTGATGGCTAGTTCTGGTGGTGGTGCAGTAGGCATCTATAAGGATAAAGCCAGAATTATTAAATCGGTAAACGATATTAATTTTCTTGGTGATAATATTACAGTAACTCGTAAAGGCAAACAAGTGGATGTGAGTGTTACTGGAGGAGCAGGTGCTATAGGTGCAACGGGACCACAAGGTGTTCAAGGTGCTACTGGCGCAGTTGGATTCCGATATTATTACAACCAAAATGGTCTCAGCGGAAGCGGAAATCCAACAGGAAACCTATGGTTTCAGGATGGAACTAATATACTTTACGTTAATAGAACGACCATAGATAATATTGATGCATATGGACATTTCTATAGTTGGAGTCTTCTGAATGGATGGGCAGTAGACAATGGAATGTTGATGATTCGACGATACGGCGAACAATCTCCAATGCGAATGGTGTCGTTCTCAGCTTTGAATTACGGAAACAATGGAAATAATATATTATATCAATTCTCCACAATAAACGGAGTTGTGACGGCAGGCACATTTAATCACGGAGAAACTCTGGATGTGTATATTATGGCTCTTCAAGGACCACAAGGAACAAAAGGCGCAGATGCACAACCACCAACCAAGTTTGATGGTGAATTTATGAATGAAGCAGTGTAAATATGATACAGGAAACGCAATAAAATGGCTTTTGAAATATCACTAAAAAAAGGATTAACTAATCCTACTAGCACAAGTGGTTTGACATTAGCCGAACCTGTTTTCAATATTAATAATAATACTTTTTGGATGGGCAAAGGATATGGTATCACACCAATATGGATCGGTGCAGGTATTTGTGGAGCTTCGGCTGGGATTGCTGCAGGAATAACCTATCAAATTCCTACACTCGGTGCAGTAAAAGACTATGTTAGTTCTGTAGGTATTCGAGGTGCAACTGGTCCAGGAGTATTCTACGAATCTGCTACTAGTCCTGGAGCCACTTTGGTGGACGGAGATCGTTGGTGGAATTATGATACAGGCAGACTATATACTTGGATTGGAATTTGGGTTGAAATTTAACTTATAAATACTGTAATGGCAATAAATTTTCCTAATAATCCTAGTAATGGCAACACCTATGCTTTTAATAGCATAACATGGGCATGGAATGGTGCGGCGTGGGACAGACAGAGTACTAACGTAGTTGGTATTACTGGTGCAACTGGACCACAAGGAGTAACAGGCGCAACAGGTCCAGTTGGTGATTATGTGGTTTCATTCAACGGCATCACAGGTGCTGTTACTGGAGTAACCACTTCAACAGCAAATACATTCACTGCACTCAATAGTTTCAGTGCAGGTCTTTCTGCCGCAGGTGGTGTAACATTCAGCGGAACTTTCTCTGGCACAACAGGCTCATTCTCAAAACTGTTGACTGCAAGTGGTGGACTGAGTGCATCGGGTGCAACCTTTTCTGGTACAATCTCGGCAGCACAATTTTCAGGAGTATTAACATCTTGCACAGGATTGCCTGTAAGCACAGGCATCACTGGTTTTGGTAGTGGAATAGCAACATTTCTTGCAACACCAACTTCGGCAAACTTAAAGACCGCACTCACAGACGAAACTGGAGGTGGAAAAGTTATGTTTTCTACAGATCCAATAGTTACGGAATCACTTAGTGTTACAGATCCAGTTGGAAATATTGGAGCACTTTTAAAATTTAGTTCAAATAATGCACTTGATTCGATATATTATGGTGTTAATTTTGGATCAATAGGAACAACAAGTCTCTCATTTATTATGGATGATTTTACTGATCCAACATATCGCTACATGCAGATTGATGCTGACAAAATCATTAAAATAGGTGATGTTAATGGTGTTTGTGGTGGCACTAATTTATCAATAAATAATACGACTCAAACTATCGCCGTTACTGGTAGACTGACTGCATCGGGTGCAACATTCTCAGGAAATATCTCTGCACCAAACATTGTAAACTCATGGAATGGTGCAACAGGTGCAGTGACATTCACCAACTATGTGACATCATTCAACGGCAAGACAGGTGCGGTTCAAGGAGTGTCTGCTGCTGTGGCAGGAACAGGCATCTCTGTCTCTGGTGCAACAGGCTCGGTTACGATTACAAACACAGGCGTTCAATCATTCAACGGTCTTACAGGTGCTGTGACAGGAGTCACTGTTGGCGGAGCAAATATCTTCACGGCACTCAACTCATTCGGTGCAGGTATCTCTGCCGCAGGTGGTGTAACACTCTCTGGCTCATTCAGTGGCACAACAGGTTCATTTTCTAAACTGTTGACTGCGAGTAGTGGATTGAGTGCATCGGGTGCAACATTCTCTGGAAGTATCTCTGCGCCAAACATTGTAAACTCATGGAATGGTTCCACTGGTGCGATCACATTCGCTAATTATGTGGCATCATTCAACGGACTCACGGGTGCTGTGACAGGCGTTACGGCAGGTGGTGCAAACATCTTCACCGCACTCAACTCATTCGGTGCAGGTATCTCTGCCGCAGGGGCAACATTCTCTGACGCAGTAAAGGCAAGTGCAGGGTTTTTCACAGACAGCGTTCTGCCTCTTGTTGGTGGTGGAAATGGAAAAACTCTTTACATAAATGCAGACCAAAGTGGTGGTGGAGGCAGCGACTCGATTACACATATTGGAGATACGATTAGTGCTGGTAATAGCACTCATATAACTGTGGATGATAATGCTGGAGAAGTATCTATTCAAGGTGGAGCCATACACCTCTACGGTGCAGTAGACACACAATCAACAGCAACTATCGCAAGTACACTCACAGTACTGGCAGGTGGCGCAGTGTTGGAATACGACGGCACTCTACCTGTACCAACAGTTTTTTCAGTTTATAATACTTCGACCCCAGCAAACACCCTGACTCTGAATGGTTTAGGCATATTCTCTACTCTGAACACAAGCGGAACTCTTCAGTACGGAGCAGCAAGTGGATACGCCGATGCTTTTAGCATTACAACTGCGACCACAGGTGTAACCACTATTGGCAGTTGGACAAAGACCGCCTACCGATCTTTTGAGTTTGATATTCAGGGATCAAAAGGAACAACGGGTCCGTATCAGTTCACCAAAATTCTTGCTGTGCATGACGGCACATCTGCAACCTCCACGCAACTAAGTAATATCAGCACAGGAGCAACGCTTGGAACATACACTGTAGATATCAGTGGAACACTTCTGCGTCTGCGAGTTACTCCTGGAGCCACCACATCCACAGTGTTCAAAACATTAGTTAAAGCAATTCCAGTCTGATAAATAAGAGAAACCACCATGCCAAATAATCCAACAGCAGCAACAGCCTTAGATATCAATGCAGTGACGCAAACTGCTTCTGTGCGAACAATCAAAACTTCCGACGCAATGGGTGTTGCTTCTTCCGACACAGAGCAAACTTTCGGAACGCTTCAGTCTTTCTCTGCGGGATTGAGTGCTTCTGGTGCAACATTCAGCGGAACAGTAGCACTGAACGGACAAACTTTCACTAATGTGATAAGTTCTGTGAACGGAAATACAGGAGCAGTTGGTGCAGCAGTATTTCCAATTGGTGTTACTGGTTCGTCTACAATTCGTGTAATAACTTATCCAGACGGAGTAACCTCACAAAGAGCAGACCGTTCCCAGTGGCATCTTCCGTATAATATTACACTTTTAGATACCGCTGGATTTACTGTGTATCCAAACCGCACATATTTTGCCCCTTTTATGATGGCAAAATCAAAAACCATAAAATCTATCAGATTTACTTGTGAAAATACTGGTATAACAGGAAACTGCTATTTTTCTGTTTGGTCAGCAGACACCAATACAGGATATCCAAATACTCGTCTTTATGTGTCTGCTTCAACAGCCATTGCTTCTGGTTATTCTTATAATACAGTAACTAATTCTGGTGGTTTAGTTACTGTTCCCGCTGGTATATTTTGGATTGCTGTAACTTATAGCAGTACTCCAATTGTTTACTCTTCTCATAAAAATTATATGCACCCTATGGGTTCGCCAGATCACACAAGCGGTTACAGATTGTATAATCCAATAGTAGATACTTCTGGATTTACAGCACCTAGTTCAATTAGTGCAGCAGGAGTAACTTTTGCTTGGGTGGAATATAATCCAAACAGTTATATTATTCCAACATTTCAATGGCAGGCACTCTGATAGAAAGGATCAACAATGACTTTTATTAAACAAGTAATATATGATGAAGAAACAGGACAGTCTTACACAATAGACGAAAGAGTATTTGATTTTTGTTTAAATAATCAACTTCAAACCATTCGTAATCGTGCCAAAGATTTAATTTTAGAAGGTGCTCCTGAATACAAGCAACGAAACGCTGCTCTTGGATTGCTGTCTGATGCCGAAGCAAATGCAATCCGAGCACATATAGAAAGTATTCGGATTATTTCAAATCAAAAAGAAACAGAAATTTTATCTGTGGTTTGGGACGGCACAGAAGAAACTCGTGCTGTCGCCTGCGACGCTGTGCAGGCAGTTTGTTGGGAATAAATTTTTAATAATTTTGACTTGACTTTGTCTGTTCCTAGGGTATATTTGATTTAGTGTTTGCTAGACATTAAACCAACCAAAGGAAAATACTATGAATCGTGAAGACCTACTCAATATCCATGAAACCCTTACTCGCCGTGCTCGTGAACTGATGGACAAGAAAAATCGTGACTATGCTGGTCGTGGAGGCACAGAACCCTTCGCAAACTTTACTCGTGTCGAGTCTATGGGTATCTGCTCAACAGAACTTGGAATGTTGGTACGAATCACAGATAAATTGAGTCGTCTTTCTTCATTTGCAGAAAGCGGTAAACTTGCAGTGGAAAATGAGTCATTTGAAGATACAATTATTGATGTGATTAATTACATGGTTCTGTTTTATGCCTACCTGCAAGACAAGACAAATAAATCAAATGCAGAGTATAATTCCACACAATTAGTGCCTCAAGAATTATTAAACGAAGCAGTAAAGAAATTTAACCGAGAATATCAAACGGAAATTGAAAAAAGTATTAACGATAATGCCACTATGTTCGGAGATGTACGCCTTCCAACTACCATTTATAAATGAGTGAATTCTATACATCGGTTCATCTTGTCGGAAACGACATCAAAGAAATCTATTACTGTAACGGAAAGCGAAGCACAAGAACTATTCGATTCCAGCCTACACTATTCACACCTTCCCTGAAGCGTGACGTAGAGTGGCATACACTAGAAGGAATTCCTCTTGAAGCCTATAAACCTGGAGATGTGGCTGACTGTAGAGAAGTGTTTACAACATACGAAAATGTTGAGAACTTTCAGATATACGGCAACGAAGATTATGTTGCCCAGTATATTGCGGAGCGATACTCTGGAGAAATTCCTTATAATTATGCAGACTTGCGTGTTGCGTTTCTGGACATTGAAACCGAATGTGAAGACGGATTTCCTTCCCTAACCGAATACAATGAGCGAGTGAGTGCCATTACTGTGGAGATGGACGGTGTTCGGCATTCGTTTGCCATTCACGACTTCAGTATTCCTGATGTGGAATGCCATGTGTTTGGCGACGAACAAGACATGCTTGAAAGTTTTGTGGAGTACTGGGAACAGAATTATCCTGACATCGTGACTGGCTGGAACATCAGATTCTTTGATATTCCGTATCTGTATGGTCGCATCGCCAAGATTATAGACCAAAAGACTGCGAAGCGATTGTCTCCGTTTCGTCAAGTGCGTGAGCGAATAATTAATCGCAAGGGCAAGGATCATAATGTATACGACTTGGTTGGTGTTGCCACCATGGATTACTATGAGTTGTACATTAAATTCACGTACACGAATCAAGAGTCGTACAGCCTGAACAACATTGCCAGCGTGGAACTAGGCGAAGCCAAGACCAATTACGAAGAGTATGATGGCATCAAGGACTTCTACACCAAGGACTGGCAGAAGTTCATGGAGTACAACAATCAAGACGTTGTCTTAGTGCAGAGACTGGACAAGAAATTGAAATTAATGGAACTGGTTGTGGCAATGGCATACAACGCCAAGGTTAATTTCATGGACATCTTTTCTCAGGTTAAGACTTGGGACTCTATTATCTACCACCATCTGAACGATAAAAAGATTGCAATTCCTCTAAAGGTTTCAGGAGAAGAACAAGACACGCAGTTTCAGGGAGCGTATGTTAAAGAACCTATGGTGGGCTTGCATGAATGGGTTGTGGCATTCGATTTGGACAGTCTGTATCCTCACTTAATTATTAATTATAATATGTCTCCAGAGACCAAGCACAAAATGGGTAAACGAAATACTCTGAAGCCTGAAGACATTCTACACCCAGAATCCTATGATGCACAAACAAATTTTATTCGTCTAGAGGATCATCAGAAGTTTGCCAAAGAAAATAACATTGCCATCACTTCTAACGGCATCTACTTTAAACGAGAGAAGCAAGGCTTTCTTCCTGAACTAATGGAAACCATGTATTCAGAGCGAAAGATGTACAAGGAAAAGATGTTGGACTGCAAGGCAGAACTTAAAAGTCTGCCTAGCACGGCAACCAAGAAGGAACGAGAACTTCTAGAGTACAAGATCTCCAAGTATAATAATTTTCAGTTGTGTCGCAAGATTCAACTTAATTCCGCTTACGGTGCCATCGGAAACCGATGGTTCCGCTACTACGATCTAGATATCGCAGAAGCAATCACCATTTCTGGGCAGTTAAGTATTCGTTGGATCGAGAAAGCCCTGAACGAGTTTGTGAATAAGATGGTTGGTACCACAGGAAAAGACTATGTGGCAGCATCAGATACCGATTCCATCTATCTGTGTCTTGACAAAGTAGTCCAGAAAGTATTTGCTGGCAAGATGCCGTCTCAAGAACGAATTGCCGAGGTGATACAAAAGATTTGCGAAGACAAGATTGAACCTTATATTGAAGCCAAGTACCAAGAACTTGCCAATATCATGAATGCCTACAAGCAAAAGATGCACATGAAGCGAGAGTCCATCTCAACCAAGGGTATTTGGACTGCCAAGAAGCGATACATGTTGAACAACATCATGGGCGAAGACGGAGTATTATTAAAAATTCCTGAACTGAAGATTGTTGGTATCGAGACGGCTAGAAGTTCTACACCACTAATGGTGCGTACAGCATTAAAAACCGCTATTAGTATTGTTATGAATAAGACGGAATTTGACGTTCAAGAATTTGCAGAAGATTTCAGGAATAAATTTAATAAGGCTTCCATACAGGATATTGCGTTTCCTCGCAGCGTGTCTGGTCTGGATCGATACGAATGTACCACGGCAGTATATAAGAAGGGAACTCCTATTGCGGTGAAGGCATCCCTGTTATTCAATGATTATTTGGAGAAGAATAATCTAGAGAAGAAATACAGAAAAATTGCGGAAGCAGATAAAATTAAATTTATTTACTTGAAGGAACCTAATCCATTCTCTATAGTGAGCGGAAAAGAACAAGTAATTGCATTCATGCAGCACATTCCCAAGGAACTCCACCTAGATAAGTATGTGAATCGAGACCTACAATTCGAGAAATCTTTCAAAGATCCCTTGACAAGGATTCTAGATGTGATACAATGGAGTGTAGAGAAAATTAGTACCTTGGAGAGTTGCTTCGAATGATAACAATGGAATTTATTTGTGTAACAATTCTTTTTGTATTATTCGTTTGTTTGGCTATTGCTGGTTTTTGTGAAACGGTAGAAGAATTTAAAAGAGAAAGAAAAGAAAAAAAATGAGCTTTTTAAACGACATTATTAAGAATTCAGGTAATGAATACGCTTGCACAGTGGAAGACGGTATTGACGGCAGTGATGTTAAGGGTTTTATTGATACAGGCAGTTACGCATTTAATGCATTGGTGAGCGGTTCTCTCTACGGAGGAATCCCCAACAACAAGATTATTGCTTTGGCTGGCGAGTCTGCCACAGGCAAAACCTACTTTGCTATTGGCATGGTGAAGCGATTCCTGGAAAATAATAAAGATGCTGTGGTTCTTTACTTTGATACGGAACAAGCCGTTACCTCAGACATGTTTATCAGTCGTGGCATTGACTCTAAGCGTGTGGCTATCTTTCCTGTAGCAACTGTGGAAGAGTTTCGCAAGCAACTCATCACCATTGCCGACAAGTACCTAGAGCAAGATATCGCCAAGCGAAAGCCTATGATGGTTGTGTTAGACTCTCTGGGAATGTTGTCTACAAGCAAGGAAATCAACGACACAACAGAAGGCAAGGAAGTCCGAGACATGACTCGTGCTCAAGTCATCAAGAGCACGTTCCGTGTGCTTACTCTGAAATTAGGTAAGGCTGGAATTCCTCTCATCATGACCAACCACACATATGATGTTATTGGATCCTATGTTCCAACCAAGGAAATGGGCGGAGGTTCAGGTCTCAAGTACGCTGCATCCACCATTGTATTCTTGTCAAAGAAGAAGGACAAGGATTCAGAAGGTCAGGTTATTGGCAACATTATTCACTGCAAGTTATACAAGAGTCGCCTAACCAAAGAGAATCAAATGATTGATGTTCGACTAAATTACGACAGCGGCTTAAATCTTTATTACGGATTACTTGACTTAGCTCTAAAGCATGGTATATTTAAGAAGGTCTCAACTCGCATTGAACTTCCTAACGGAGACAAGGCTTTTGAGAAGACAATTAATGAAGATCCTGAGAAGTTTTTTACCCCAGACGTAATGGCACAACTAGAACTTGCAGCAGCAAAAGAATTTAAATACGGTCAATAAAATATGAAAGATTTTGAGCATGTCCTTTTAGAAGGACTTCTCTTTCGAGAAGACTTCTACAAGAAAGTTATTCCATTCATTAGTTTGGAATACTTTCACCGAAACCCAGTGCAGATGTTGTACACCTGCATTCATGACTTTGTTATTCAGTATAACGGTTGTCCTTCAAAAGAGGCAATCAGTATCTGTCTAGAAAAGCATAAGGGTATCAGTCAGGCAGATTACGATATCTGCATCGAGATGCTGGAGTCGTTTCAGAAAGAAGAAGCGGATAAGCACAACATTGATTGGTTGGTGGAAGAAACCGAGAAGTTTTGTAAGGAGAAGGCTCTCTACAACGGCATCATGGAATCTATCCACATCATTGACGGCAAGAGCAAGGACAAAACCAAGACGGCTATTCCTGACATCTTGAGCAAGGCTTTGTCTGTATCTTTTGACACACACATCGGACACGATTACCTAGAGGATACTGAACTTCGATACGATTTCTATCACAAGGTAGAGCAACGAGTTCCGTTTGATCTAGAGTACTTGAACACGATCACTGCAGGTGGTACACCAAACAAGACTCTTAATATTGTTATGGCTGGAACTGGAGTCGGCAAGTCTTTGTTCTTGTGTCATCATGCGGCTAACTGTATCTCGCAGGGCAAGAACGTTCTCTATATTACTTGTGAAATGGCAGAAGAAAGAATTGCAGAGCGCATTGATGCAAATCTGTTGGATACCACACTAGATTCCCTGCGTGATCTCAGCAAAGAAGTCTACGACAAAAGAATTGATAACATGAAGCAAACAGTCAAGGGTAAACTTATCATTAAAGAGTATCCTACTGCAAGTTCTAGTGTGAATCATTTCCGTGTGTTATTGGACGAGTTGTGGCTCAAGAAGAAGTTTAAGCCTGATGTAATTTTTATAGATTATTTAAATATCTGTGCATCATCCAGAATGAAGCAGGGTGCAAATGTAAACTCATACACCTATATCAAAGCTATTGCAGAAGAACTACGAGGATTAGCCACAGAACGAAATGTTCCTATCTGGTCAGCCACACAGGTTAATCGTGTTGGGTTTGGTAATTCAGATTTTGGTTTGGAAGATACAAGTGAATCGTTTGGTCTTCCTGCTACTGCTGATTTCATGATTGCCCTAATTGCCACAGAACGCCTAGATGAAATTAATCAGATCATGGTTAAGCAGTTAAAGAATCGATACAACGACACAGTGGCTAATCGTAAGTTTGTGCTTGGAATCAATCGAGCCAAGATGAAGTTGTACGACATTCCAAAGTCGGAACAGCCTCAGTTGTCGGACAGCAATCCGCAAGATGCTCCTGATAATGATGAAGATCGATTTAACAGTAAGTTCAAGAAATCAAGTAAATTTACAGGATGGAAAGTATGAGCATGTACATCGACAAAAAGTTTGTTAATTTTGTAGGAGCAAGCCTAGAGAAGTTTGTTTGGAAGAAAGATACTCTTGCTTCTTGTCGCTGTCCTATCTGCGGAGACTCCTCTAAAAATAAAAACAAAACTAGAGGATTCTTCTTTGTTAACAAGAATAAATACTTCTACAAGTGCCACAACTGCGGTGTTTCGTGTAACTTGTACGGATTCCTAGAAAAAGTTTCTCCTTCATTGTGTAAGGAGTATTCTCTAGAAGTCTGGAAGGATGGAGACGGACTAAAGACAAAAAAGAAAACAGAATCAGTAGTGGCTATTAAAAAGGTAAAGAAAAAATACACAATAGAATTGCCTTCTGTTTCAGAACTGCCACCAAATCATCCATGCAGAACATTTGTGGAACTTAGAAAGATTCCTAGAACTGCATGGAAGTATCTGTACTATGCAGAAGACTTTGGAACTTGGGCAAGAACAATCAATTCGGAATCTGCAGAGGCACTAGAGCAGAGTTCTCGTCTAGTCATTCCTATTGTGAACGAAAAGGGTGAAATGGTGGGAGCACAAGGCAGAGCACTTAGTATTACTGGTGATCGCAATGCTCGCAAGACTGCTAGGTATATTACCATTAAGACGGAAGGTCAGGAACATAAGGGATGGTTTGGTCTGGATCGTGTAGACACGGGAACCGTCTATGTGGTAGAAGGTCCGTTGGATTCTCTATTCATTCCTAATTGTGTTGCCATGATTGGTCTTAGTGATGCCTTAAATGTTCCCAGTCATTTGAAATCCAGATCTCTGGTATACCTTATAGATAATGAACCAAGGAACGAGGCAGTAGTGCTAACAATAGGAAAACTATTAGATCAAGACAAGAAGGTTTGCATTTGGCCCGACCATATCAAGCATAAGGATCTGAACGACATGATCATGGCTGGTATCTCGGAAAAAGAATTAATAAAAATCATTAAAGAAAATACCGTGTCTGGTCTGTCTGGCAAAATCAAATTCAATAACTGGAAAAAGATATGAGAAAAATAGATTTTGAATCAGAAAATATGATTTTAATTTTTTGTTTTCTTTTAATAGAATACGTAAAAGAAACAGATCCAAAATTGTTTGAAAAAGCTCATTCGTATGCCAAAGATCACACAGGAGTTGATGTAACAAATTTCGAGATTGATCTTGAAGACATAGATGACCTAGAGGATGTTGAAGAAGAGAACGAAGAAGATTTTGAGGATGAGGAAAATGAAGAAGACGAAGATTAATATTTTAGACCATGGACACGTTGAGTACGTAGAGCATATGGGGAGTGACTTGACTGTGGTCAATGCTGCTCGTGTATCATTCAATAAAGAAAGTGACTGGTCGGTTGACGAAGACACTCTTGCCGATAAAGATATAAAATTAATTAATTATCTGGCAAAACATCAGCACTGGACACCATTCGCACATCCTCAAATCACACTAAGAGTTAAGGCACCTATCTTTGTAAGAACACAATTGTTCAAGCACAAAGTGGGAATGGTGGAGAATGAGATGTCACGAAGATATGTCACTGACACTCCAGAATTCTATACTCCTGTTTGGAGAAATGCTCCAATCAATGGTGCAAAGCAAGGAAGTTATGACTTTGTTGATCCAGCATTGGCTATTGAATTGGATCAGATTAGTGAAGGCATAATTGAAAAGGCAATAGAAACTTACAAGTATTTGTTACAGAACGGAGTGGCACCAGAACAAGCACGTGCCATACTTCCACAAAGTACGTATACTGAATGGTGGTGGACTGGATCACTCTCTGCATTTGCTCGTATATTTAAACAACGCTCAGATGCTCACGCTCAATGGGAAGTTCAACAATACGCTTCTGCTATTGGAGAAATAATTGAACCGTTGTTTACTAACTCTTGGAATGTTCTTACTAAATAATTTATAAATTAAAAGGAAACTTATCATGCATTTACCAACACAATTTCAACAATTCATTCACCTTTCTCGCTACAGCCGCTGGCTAGAAGAGGAGAATCGTCGTGAGACCTGGGAAGAAACCGTTAATCGTTATTTCCATTTCTTTGACGGTCACCTCAAAGAAAATACTAAATGCAAGTTGGACAAGGCAACAAGAGAAGAGTTACGCCAAGCAGTTCTTAACCTAGAGATCATGCCTTCCATGCGCTCCCTGATGACTGCAGGAGAAGCACTAGAGCGAGACCATACGGCAGGATACAACTGTTCGTATGTGGCAGTTAATCGAGTACGAGCATTCGATGAAATTTTATATATTTTAATGTGTGGCACAGGAGTTGGATTCTCCGTAGAAAGGCAATACGTTGACAAATTACCAACAATTGCAGAGCAATTTACTGATTCGGACACTACAATTATTGTACAGGATTCAAAGGCTGGTTGGGCTAAGGCTTACAAGGAATTGGTGTCCCTACTTATTGGAGGTCAAGTTCCAAAATGGGATGTCTCTAAGGTACGGGCTCATGGGGCAAGGCTTAAGACTTTCGGAGGTAGAGCCAGTGGACCTCAACCATTGGTTGATCTCTTTAGGTTCACTGTGGATACTTTTAAACGTGCCGCTGGACGCAAACTCACAAGTATCGAATGCCATGATATTGTCTGTAAGGTTGCGGAGGTTGTGGTGGTGGGAGGAGTGCGTCGATCTGCTCTTATCAGTCTATCAAACCTCACCGATGAACGTATGCGTGATGCAAAAACTGGAGCATGGTGGGAAGCCAATCCACAACGGGCACTTGCGAATAATAGCGTAGTGTATAATGAACGACCAGAGATTGGTACCTTCATGGAGGAATGGGTTTCCCTGTACAAGAGCAAGAGTGGTGAGCGAGGTATTTTCAATCGTGCTGCTGCTCAGAAGCAAACAGAGGGATTAGGTGATCGTCGTGATGCCACCTACGAGTTTGGAACAAATCCGTGCAGTGAAATAATTCTTCGTGACCGACAATTCTGTAATCTTACCGAGGTGGTTGTTCGTGCAGACGACACCATTGAGTCGTTGACACGCAAGTGTCGTCTTGCCGCTATTCTTGGTACATGGCAAGCGTCCCTGACCAACTTCCCATACCTGTCTAGCGAATTTACAAAAAATTGTGAAGAAGAAGCCCTGTTGGGAGTGTCGCTTACAGGTATTTTGGATAATCACATTATGCGTGGTGAATCTCAAGACGATATTGCTGTATTGCTTGCCGACCTTAAGAAGGTGGCAATAACAACAAATGCGGAATGGGCAAAGAAGTTAGGTATTAATGCAGCGGCTGCTATTACCTGCGTAAAGCCAAGCGGAACAGTGTCACAACTTGTTGACGCAGCCAGTGGCATTCATGCTCGTCACAATGAATATTATGTTCGTACTGTTCGTGCAGATCGCAAGGATCCTTTGTGTCAGATGATGACGGACAAGGGATTTCCTGCAGAGCCTGATGTAACCAAGCCTGATCATGTTATGGTGTTTTCATTCCCCATGAAAGCAGTAGGATCAGTGACACGCAATGATATGTCTGCTCTGGATCATCTAGAGTTGTGGTTAACATATCAAAAGTATTGGTGTGAACACAAGCCGTCTATCACAGTAACAGTTCGTGAAGAAGAGTGGATGGAAGTTGGTGCTTGGGTGTATAAGCACTTCGATGAAGTTAGTGGTATTAGTTTCTTGCCACATAGCGACCATTCGTATCGTCAGGCACCATACCAAGACTGCACCAAGGAAGAGTACGAAGCTCTGTTGTTAAAGATTCCTACCGATGTTGACTGGTCAGAACTCAAGAACTACGAAAAGGTAGACACAACTACTGGCACACAAACACTTGCGTGTAGTGGAGATAAATGCGAACTAGTTGATCTAACAAATTAAGGATATTGTTGCTTCCAAGCTTTTCTAAGATTTTGAGTATGAGCAACTGTTGATGGATCTAATTGGTTTAGAGCAGCATGAGTGGCTGGGTCGTGTGGTACTATTCCCTGGAGAGCAGGATTAAAACCAGTAGGATGTGAACCATGAAGATTTCCCATACTTCTCATAATCATATGAAGACTTGCTTGTGCTGAACGATTATCTGGAAAAATTTTCTGACCTGCAAAAACTCTATCCATTGGTTTGGTATAATTAGTTACATCTTTTCTTTTACCACTATGTCCACCTACGGGTGGTACACTAATTGTTCCACCCTCAAGTGCCGAATGCATATGTTCCACGCCTTCTCTGCCTGGAGCATATGAGGTAGCATCAATTACTCCTTTTTCTATTGCACGTCTAACTTTATCCTGACCCCAATGTTCTTGTTCCATTAATTTCTGTGTCAACAGTTGGCGATAGTGTTCAACAATTTCTTGTTTTTCTGGAGTATAAGATTCCATTTGATGTTCGGTATGATATTTACCACCTGGCATCCTATCAAATCCTTGAGCAGCATCATTATCTTCAACAAACTTCTTTTCCTCTGGAGATAATTGATGATATGAAGCAGAATTCCAACGAACTCTTTTCAAGTCTTCCTGATTAGTTGCTGGTCGTTGAACATGCGGTTGATTTAATTGACCAGCAGGAATTCCTGGCTCAGTTATCTGAACAGGAGTTACTCGAGCAGGTGCGGCAGTTGTTGCAGCCTTTTGTGTACCAGATCTATCTGTAATTTGTTTTGCTGTTGAAGCCAATTGCTGATCAACAGTTTGCTTCTTTGGAGATGCAGATGTTTCTGTTCCAATTTCTCGTCCAACAAAAGTATCTGGATAATAATATTGTTTTCCTGCTGAGCCAGCTCCACCTGCTGAGCTAGCTCCACCAGCTGTTCTAGAATTATTATCATCTTGTGATGGACTATATGGAACATATGGTGTTCCTTGTGTTCCTGCTGGAACGCCAGCTAATTTTGCTGCACCAGCTACTAATACACCAATCTCAGCAGCTTTTCTCAATAAGTTGCCATTTGCTTTTGGTGTAGTGGAACCAGGTATTTTAGTTCCTTCAATACCCTTAATAACAGGATCTGGATCTTTAATGGGTCTAGGACCTGGACCATCACCATTTGGATTTTTAATGGGATCTTGTGGGGTCGGTTGTCGATAGCCTTCACTACCACCACCATCAGTTTGGTTGCTACCACCTGTACTAGTTCTCTCTTTTCCTGTAGCTAGAGTGTTATGAGAATTAATAGGTTCTTGAGTCTTTATAACAGGAACAGCTCTTCCTTGACCTGGTCCTACTGCTAGAGGATTATTAGTCTGTGCAGCCTTTGGAAATAATGGCTCAGATCTTCCTAAATTTAATAAATTATTTCTCCAATTAGGATCAAACTTATGCACTGTTCCAGGATAAGAAATAGGGGACATTTGATTGCCACCAACAGTAACCTTTATTCCTGAGGTATCTTTAGCACCAGTAATTTCAGAAGAAGTACGTAAAGGTTCTGGTGTTGTTTGAATTGTAGGATAAGGTTCTGCTGAAGTGCTAACTGTTGGTTGTGCTGGATCAAAAGAGACTTTTTGATTAACTGCTCTTTTTCCAGTTTTAGTCAATCTTAAACCAGCTGCATCACGCATAACTTCACTAGTTGTCTTGGGAGGCTTAGGAGAATATATTTTTCCTGCTGCAGTTGTCAGAGTAGGAGTGGCAATTCCTGCTGCAGGAATACCAGAAAATAGATCAGGTTCTATAGCCTTTCCTGCTGCTTCGGCTGCTTCCTTTTCTGCTGCCTTTGCTGCTGCTTTTGCTGCTGCTTCAGCTGTTTCTTTTGTAAACATACCCTCTGCTGCTTTTGCTAATGCTTTAAGTACTTCGCCTTTTGAATTTTGTTCGTTAAGATTGGTACGATTCCAAATGGCTTTGATTAGATTGGTTTCACTGTTTACTGGTTTTTGCATAAAGGGTTCCTTTTTTCTACTTTATTTAGGCTTTTTTAACTTTACCTGTATACATACTAGTGTATGAAATACCTCAGGCTTGCTGCAATAAGTTTCGCAGTAGTCTTCGTGGTGCTCCTCTTGAAGCACAAAGAAGCAAAGCCTGTACTACCTAAAATCAATCTTCCTAGTCCAGCAACTGTGATTGATGACTTTCTAGAGGTAGAAAGTTATCCAGGTTTCACAGTAGTAACTGATGACTGTGTAGATACCTATAAATGTGTTGGAGAAATCTTAGTCACTAATAGTCGCTTTATTGGTAGTGGAACATTGATTGCTCCCAAAGTAGTTGTTACTGCGGCACACGTAATTAAAGATTCTGAATTAGAGTATTTCCGAACAAATAACCAGTGCTACAAGATTAGAAAATCTGTAATGCACCCAGACTACTCGGAAGAGAATTACGGAAAAAATGATATCGGTTTACTTTTCTTAGAGGAGGCGTGTCTGGAAACTCCTGCAGTGTTACAGACAGATCCGCAAGAACTAAAGCGAGGAGAATTATTAACAACAGTTGGATTCTCTCATAAAATTAAAAAAATTAGTAATGAACACACATTCTGGTATTACGGAACCATTGTAGAACAACCAACGTATATTCGTTTTCTTGCCTACAAAGGAAACATCTGGCTTGGTGATTCTGGTGGTGCCGTATTCGAGGACGGCGGTAAACTGGCAGGAGTAATATCTGCGCTTATGATTATGGAGTACTCTGTAGTGGATCAGATTGCTGCAAGAGTAGATCTGTACGTTCCTTGGATCAGACAGATGGAGAAGATTAATGAGTAAGATTCAACGAGGTCTAGTCGCAGCCTGTAGCTTTCTAGTCGGTGTTATTCTGGCTAGACTGTTTGGGTTTTAAGCCTAAATACCTTTGTGATTATCGCAGGTATAGATTATTCCATGACGAGTCCAAGCATCTGTGTGTTTAACTCCACAGAGCCTTTCAAGTTTCAGAGATGTTCATTCTACTTTCTGAGTGATGTAAAGAAAAATCAAAAATTATTCCTAACCAATATTCGTGGAGATCCATTCGATGACTGGAACTCTGATTTTGCCAGATTTGAAAGCATATCAGACTGGGCACTACAGATGTGCATAGGATGCGACCAGATAGCCCTGGAAGGGTATGCATACGGCGCAAAGGGTAAAGTGTTTCATATTGCAGAGAATACTGGCGTTCTGAAGTATCGTCTGCATCAATTAAGTATTCCAGTAGAGGTGATTCCTCCGAGTGCTGTGAAGAAGCAGGCTGCTGGCAAGGGCAACGCAAACAAAGAAGAGATGTATCAGGCATTTCTAATGGAGACTGGAATAGATCTCAAGGGAACTATTAGTCCAGATAAGAAAGATGTCGGAAACCCAGTTTCCGACATCGTCGATTCTTATTATATTTGTAAGAGTCTGTATACGAAACTCAATAGTTTAGCTTAATACGCATCCGAATCACCAGCTGAATATTTAGGAGTTTGTCCAGAAAAATGCTGTGCAGCCATAGATGCCCAACTATCTGATGATACGTTTGCTGCTGCCGCTGCTCTTAGCCGTCTTTCTTCAGGAGTAACAGCACCATCATTATCAGCATCTTCAGGATGGTGACCAATTTCTGAACCTAATCGGTTTGTTTCGGTTTGCGCTGCAGCTGCATCTGCATGCATGTCTGCTTCATCTGGAGTAACTTCTCTGTTGGTATTTTGGTCTACTGGCTTAACAGCTTCTTGCATCGGCTGACGCATACCGTTCACCCAGAGTCCTGGGTTTTGTGCGTCTTGGCTTTTGGTTTGCATACTCTTGAGATATGATCGAAACATTGGGTTCATTTTATTCCTTTGGTTATATTGTATTTAGTAATTCTAACAATTCCACTTGCGAAGAGATAGTGCTTTACGAGTAGGTTCTCCATTTGGTTTTTTCATGGCTCCAGGCATTCCGCCCATTCTGGCACAAAAAGATTTTCTTCTTTTTGCTGCTTTAGAGCCCTTTTTTAGTTTAGAAGGAGGTGTTGTTACTGCGGTTTTTAATTTACTTCCAGGATGTTCTGCTCTGTAAGAAGCAACACCTTTTGCATTGAGACCACCTTCAGGATTCTTTCCCTCTTTGCGTGTCCATGCCGCAGTTTCGTTTAGGTATTCTTGAAACGATTTCATGCTGGTGTTACCTTGTTTCCAAATGCTCCATTCATTCCTACTCTTGACTTTTCTGCCTTCTTGCTTTTTAGTTCGGCAGCACTCATTTCACCTGTTGTCTTTGGAGTACTACTACTTACTCGTTTAGTGGGTCTGCAGTACTCGTTTTTTCCGCCTGCACCGCAAGCCTTGCCCGATTTAGTGTCTTTCCACTTTTCTGCTCCCCAGCGTTTAAGGTTTGCTCCACTTTTAGTTTTGCGAACATCACCCTTTGATTTACGACATTTGGCAGTGGCTTGTGCTGCTCTGGCACTCCATTTACCGTAACTATTCATTACCTTTCGGTAACAAGCATCCCGTTCTTCGGTTAGTTTTGGTGGAATTTTTTGACCATTAAAAAATGTACTAATAATACCAGTTGGGTGTGGTTCATCTGAAACAAAATGTCTTCCTGTTATTGGGTGTTTAATAA